AGCAACACAACAACAGAGGGCACACTATATTTTAATGAATCCATAAAAGATGTTTTTTACGTAGGTCAAACAGTAACTATTAGTGGTAATGGCGCACCACATAACGGATCTAAAGCGATTACTGGTATGAGCGATACATCTATTACTTATGCGGTGACAGGCTCCCCAACAGCACAGCCTCGACATACAGTTACACCTTTTGGACAAGTTGCATCCGTGGCAACAGTTGATTACACGACCGATACAGCAATCCAGAACGCAGCTTTAATGATATCTGTTGAAATCTGGCAAGCGCGTACAGCCACCCTTTCAGGCAGTAACGCAGTCGATTTCCAGCCAAGCCCTTACCGAATGAGCGCACAGCTTCTCGCTAAGGTGCGAGGATTGATTGCACATGCGCTAGACCCTCGCTCAATGGTGGGCTAATGCCGCCAGTAGCGATAACAACACTCCGCACTACTTTAGCCACCGCGCTAGTAGATAACACTAAATATCAAGTCTTTGCCTTTCCACCTGCCACAGTTCTTGCTAACTCTGTGATCGTATCTCCAGACGATCCTTATTTGACACCTAGCAATAACCAGCACATCACTATTAGCCCAATGGCTAACTTTAAGATTATTATGACTGTGCCTTTATTCGATAATGAAGGCAACCTTAACGGCATAGAAGATACTGTTTGTGGCGTGTTCGCCAAGTTAGCAGCATCATCTCTGGTCTATAATGTAAGCGCAATAAGCGCACCAAGTATTCTCAACGCTGCATCGGGTGACCTACTCAGCTGCGAGATGTCCGTATCAATCCTAACGAGTTGGAGTTAAGCATGTCCGATTGGGAAAAAGAGAACGAAGCCTTTCTGATCAAGATCGGACAGGTTGTACCAACACCATCAAAGCCAGTAACTACTAAGAAGGACGAGGAATAATCTCATGGCTGTATTTCTAAATAACTTAGTCGGTGTGAAGATTAACTCCGTTGATCTTTCAGACCTAGTAACAGCAGTAACAATTAACCGCACATTTGATGAGCTAGAAGTCACAGCAATGGGCGATACAGCACACAAGTTTGTTAAGGGTTTGGAAGCATCAAGTGTCACTATTGACTTCCTAAACGACACAGCAGCATCAAAGACTCTTGCAACATTACAAGCTGCATGGGGAACAACTGTCACAGCAGTATTCATACAGACAAAGGGAACAGCAGTCTCAGCTACTAACCCTCTCTATACCGTTTCTCTGTTGATCAACAATACGACCGACATCAATGGTGCTGTTAGCGATATTGGAACACAATCGATCACATTTACTGCTAACTCAACAATCGCAGTAGCCACTACAGGCACATTCTAAAAAACTAACAAAGGGGCAAACCATGGCAAAACTAAAGATAGTTCGTACAGATGGAAGCGTATTGGAAGGCGAGATCACTCCAGCAGTGGAGTACTCATTCGAGCAATACGCTAAAAAGGGCTTCCATAAGGCGTTTCGCGATGAAGAAAAGCAGAGTGATGTCTATTGGTTAGCATGGGAAGTAACACGCAGGTCAGGTGAGTCTGTTAAGCCTTTCGGTATGGATTTCATTGAGACACTTATAAGTGTCGAGGTGCTTGATTCAGACCCTTTAGCTTAAAGCGAGATCTCCCGTTCACCTACTTAATAGCTCGCTTGAGCATTAGGTTAGGGATCTCGCCACAGCAATTATTAGATCTAGATAAGACCATGCTCGATGCATTAGTGCAAGGGCTCAAGGATGAAACGAAAGAGGTGAGCGATGCCAGCAAGCGTAAAGGGTGGTATCGCTCTTAGAAAGTCTTTACGCGCTTTCAGTCCCGATCTTGCTAAGGCTTTACCTAAAGAAGTTGCAGCAGCTCTAAAGCCTATTACAAAGGCTGCTAAAGGTTATCTTCCCGACGATGGTCAAGTGCTAAGCGGATGGTTAGCCCGCGAAGGGTCAGATGCGCGCTTTCCTGTTTATAACGCTCGGATCGTAAAGGCTGGTATTGGTTATAAGACAACGCCATCAAAGCCTAACCGCAGAGGGTTTAGATCTCTTGCTCGCGTATTTAATAAAAGTGCTGCTGGCGCAATCTACGAAACTATGGGGCGTAAGACTCCTAGCAGTCGTTTTGTGCAAAACCAACAGGATAAGTACAGCTCTCCAATGAAGGGTCGCGACAAGATGGAAGGTCGCGCTTTGTTTCGCGCTTACGAAGAAAACAATGGCAAGGCTAGAGAAGCAGTATTGGCAGCGATCAAAAACGCGGCAGATAAACTCAATGCAAGAGCGAGAGGCTAATCATGGCTAATGTAATGATTGACATTGCTGCGGAGTTCGTAGGCAACAAGGCTTTCAAGCAAGCAGATAATGCCACAGATAAACTGACTAAGAATGTCAAGAAACTAGCAGGTGCTTTCGGTCTGGCTTTTAGTGCTACAGCAGTTTTGGCTTATAGCAAGGCTGCAGTTAAAGCAGCAGCAGCCGATCAAAAGGCACAGCAACAATTAGCCCTAGCTCTAAAGAATGTTGGATTAGGTAGAGATGCAGCATCTTCTGAAGCTTACATCCAGAGACTTCAGAGCGAGTTCGGCATTGTCGATGATCTCCTTCGTCCGAGTTATCAGACTCTAGCGGTTGCCACACGCGATTCAGCCGAGGCTCAACGCTTGATGAACATTGCATTGGATGTAAGCGCGGCTAATTCCTTGGACTTGGGTTCAGTTACAAAAGCCTTGAGTCGTGCCTATCTAGGAAACAACACAGCACTTTCGCGCTTGGGCGTAGGTATCTCAAAAGCAGATCTTAAATCCAAATCTTTTAAAGAAATTACTGACCAGTTATCTGCAACCTTCGCTGGATCAGCAACAGCAGCTGCAAACAGTTATCAAGGTTCAATGGATAAACTGGCGGTTGCTACTGACAACTTTAAGGAATCCATCGGTGTTGGCTTAATTGAAGCCTTAAACATTCTGAATGGTGAGCAAGGACTTGCCAAGACAACTTCTCAGATAGACAAGCTTGGTATCAAATTACAAAACGCCACCATTGGTGCAGCTTACTTTGTAGATGAATTAAAAAATATACCTCTTGTTGGTGGACTTTTATCATCTGTGCTAAGTAAAACTGTTGGTGATCCACTAGGCATTGTCACATTGTTAAATGCATTTGAGAAGTTTAAGCAAGAACCAAGACCTTTTAGCACAGGAATGTCTATCTCTGGTCAAGTACAAATTAAGCAAGAAAAACAGATAACAAAACTCACTGCCGAGCAAGCAAAGAATCAAGCCAAGATTACTAAGGACAAGAAACTTCAAGCCGCAATCGATAAAGCTAACCTTGCCCTAAACAAGGGCAACGATGTTTTTGACATGGACAAGATCCAGATTGCAGCAGCTTTAACTAACCAGGCTGAGCAACTTGGCAAGGCAACAAGCGCGGCGCAGGTCTTACAGATCGCCAATGACACGGCTCGCCTAAATGTCAAGCAGTCAATTCTTGCATTAGAAGATGCTATTGCTTCTAAGGATGAAGCAGCCATCGTTGCTGCGACCAAGAAACTTAATGCAGACCTTGGTGTGCTTAATGCCTTAACTGGTCAAAGCACACAAATGGCAGCAATCAAATCAATCCTTGAAAGTCTGAAGCCTAAAGATCTAATTGATCAAAAGAACCTTGACGAAGCAATGCGCAAGATAGACGAAATGCTTAAAAAATTAAAAGACTTTAAGTTTAACTTCAACTTTGGCGGCGGAGGCGGAGGCGGCGGCGGAGGCGGAGGCGGTGGTGGTGGTGGCACAATCATCAAGACATCTAAAGGACTTGCTTCATCTACTCCACCTAGAAGTATTGCTGAAATAAATGCGGCAACAGAAGCCCTTGGTGGCGTTGTCACAGTAATTGGCGAGAACGGCAAAGAGTTCACAAAACTTGTCGATGGACTTCCTCCTGTCTTTCAATCCATGGAAGATGCAACTATGTTCAATGCTTTAGTTAATTCTTTTGCAGGGGGCAAAATTAATTCATTCAATGCAGGATCATTCCGTGCAGCTGAGGGTGGCTCAATGTTTAATTCCGGCGCGGTAGGTTCACGCGACATCAACATTACAATTCAGACAGGTGTGGGAGATCCTAACGCTATTGCGGAGGCTATCGATAATGTGCTTCGTGAGGCTCAACAAAGAGGAACACTAACTGCACTATGACATGGCTTCCAGAGTGGCGCGTAACAGTAGGTGATGATGTCTATACGACTGTCACCTCTGTCTCTTTTGCATCTGGTCGTTTAGACATCGATAGACAATGCACAGCAGGTTATTGTCAAGTGGAAATCATCAACACAGACAATTCGCCTTTTACCATCAATGTCACAGAGCCAATCCTCTTAGAACTAAAGAACTCATCTGGCACTTATGTAACTGTTTTTGGCGGAGAAGTATCGGACTTTAACATTGGGGTGCGTAGCCCTGAGGAAACTGGCTACATCACCACAGGCAAGATCTTAGGTATTGGATCTCTGGCTAAACTCACTAAGGCTGTCTATAACACAGCACTTGCAGAAGGATTAGATGGCGCACAAATTGCAGCAATCCTAGGCGGTGCGCTAAACCTCTCATGGGCAGAAGTTACACCTACAGTTACATGGGCAACTTATCCAGCCACAGTTACATGGGCAAAAGCTGAATCATCTATTGGCACTATTGACACAGGCTTTTACACAATGATCGCTCTTGCAGCTAGTGCTACTGCAAAGTCTCAGACCCTTGCAGATCAGATTGCTAACAGCGCACTCGGTCAGCTCTACGAGGAAAAGGATGGAGATGTCTCATATGATGATGCCGATCACAGATCTAACTACCTTGCAGCAAACGGCTTTACTAACCTCGATGGCGCGTATGCAACACCAAGCTCTATCACCTCAACAACTCAGGTTGCTCGTATCCGTAATAGCCTTATCTACAAATACGCTACAGGATACGGATCTACCTACAGCACCTCTGACACAGACTCCATAGCCTCTTACGGGCTGTTTGAGCGGTCAGTCGAATCTAACATCAAGAACCTTGCAGACATCACTGACATCGCCTCTAGAGAGCTTAAACTGCGAGCTACGCCACGGGCATCATTAGGTGCTATTCGCTTTCGTCTAGATAATCCAGACATGCCAAGTGCCATGCTTGACAGTCTTATCGGGGTCTTTTTTGGTCAGCCAGTACTTATCAACAATCTGCCCAGCAACTTACTAGGTGGCACATTCGATGGCTTTGTGGAGAATGTGGCACTTAATGCTACTCCGACATATGTGGACATAACTCTCTATGTCTCAGCTACAGACTTCTCACTCAGCACTACTCAATGGGAAACAGTATTGCCTGCCTCACTAATCTGGACAGGCGTGAATGGTACACTTACATGGACAAATGCGACAGGAGCACTAACCTAAATGGCAACTACTACTACAAACTTCGGGTTCGATATTCCGACAAGCTCAGACCTCGTTAAGAATGGTGCTACCGCTATCGCAGAGCTTGGTCAAGACATTGACACAGCTTTCGCTGGCATGGTCGTAAATGCACAAACTGGCACCACATATACAGCAGTCAAGGCAGATGGTCTTAACGCTATTGTCACGATGGACAACGCATCGGCTAACACTTTTCGCATTCCAACAGATGCGACATATAACTTTCCAATCGGTACTACCTTGCTTGTCTATCAGAAGGGTGCAGGTGTAACTACTATCAATGCAGTCACTTCTGGCACTACTACCATTGTCAGCGCAGGTGCATCTTTAGCTGCTCCAGTCCTTGCCCGTTATAAGTCAGCAGCGTGTATTAAAATTGCTGCTAACTCTTGGGTTGTTGTAGGTGGAATTGCGTAATGTATCAATCACTTATTGGGATTATTTCATCAAGTAGTGAAACCCCTATTGCATTTTCTACCGATTATTTAGTTATTGCAGGTGGTGGTGCTTCCGAAAATAGTTATTCAGGCGGTGGCGGTGCAGGTGGTTATCGTGCTTCGTCTTTGTCTATAGCAACTTTATCTAATTACACAGTCACTATTGGGGCAGGTGGTGCAACAAACTCATCTGGTAGCAATTCAGTTTTTAGTAGTATTACCTCAACAGGCGGTGGTGTTGGAACAGGCGCATCAGCAGGTGCAACAGGCGGTTCAGGTGGTGGATCTCAAGCTGCTGCCGGTGGTGTTGGAACATCGGGTCAAGGTAATGCAGGTGCAACAGGTGCAACATTTAACGGAAACAATTATTCAGCAGGCGGTGGCGGTGGTGCTTCTGCTGCGGGTGCAGTAGGTACATCAACATCAGACAGCAATTCAACAGGTGGTGCAGGTGGTGCAGGAAGTGCATCATCAATAACCGGCACATCAGTCACACGCGCAGGCGGAGGCGGAGGCGGTGCTTCCCGATCATTTACAGGTTCAGGTGATCCAAAAGGAGCAGGTGGTGCAGGCGGTGGTGGAACGGGTGGCAGCTTAGTCGGTTCAACTTTTACAAACCCTACTGCTGGAACTGCTAACACAGGCGGTGGTGGTGGTGGAACTACTGCTGGTATGAATGGCGCAACAGGCGGTTCAGGAATTGTTATTCTTAAGTATCCAGACACACGGACAATCACTATTGGTGCTGGTCTTACTGGATCAACTGCTGCACCTAGCGGTGGATTTAAAATCACAACAATTACTGCTGGCACAGGAAATGTGAGCTTTGCATAATGGCACATTACGCATTCTTGGATGAGAACAACATTGTCACTGAGGTTATTGTCGGTATTGATGAAAAAGAAACCATTGAAGGATTGGATCCAGAGACTTGGTATGCAAACTTTAGAGGTCAATCTTGCAAGCGCACCTCATACAATGACAAAATCCGTTTTAATTTTGCAGGTATTGGCTACATCTATGATCCCATTGATGATGCATTTATCTCACCAATGCCTGAGTGTGGGCATGTAGAATTGTTGTTAAATAGTAAAAAGAAGTGGGAGTGCTCAAGCTGTGAAGCCGCGTTTAAGTAAAGCAGCAATTCAGTTAAGAGAGCAGTTTGATGACTCGTTCCCAGATCGTGACCGCACATCGGATGGTTGGATCGGTGATACCCGACATCAGGCTAAGCCTAGCCATCATAATCCCGATGTTGATGGCTGGGTTCGTGCCATCGATGTTGATCGTGATGTCAGTGGTAGGAGCAAACCAGACCTCATGCCAGATATTGCAGATCAGATTCGTCTCTTATGCAAGTCTAAAAAAGAGCGCAGAATTACCTACATTATTTTTGATGGTCGTATTGCCTCAAGCAAAAAGGCTTGGGCATGGCGAGAG